AGTTTTTCAAGGTGCTTAGCTTGTGGGGTTTATATTGTATATAATGGATTCTTTCCATACTCGCCTAAACTTGTATGAATATTAAACCATTGATACGAAGTATAACAACCTTTCCTGTTATTCTTCGGGTCGTTCCACCTATTATAAACTTTAAGAAACCTTTTCCTTTTGATCTTGTCGCTTGACTTCTCAAAAGGTCGCATTCCTTTCTCTATTTCTTCCTTCTCAACTTCAACAAATACATTCTTTAATTCAGGTGTTAAAGTCTCAGGATTTATAACGTGCATTGCTTTACGCATATTTCTTTACCCTCTTAAGCTTTCGAATCTTGATTGATCTACTAACTTGATACATATCTTAAAGGATTGAAAAGAAATGTCAACACTTTTTTTAAAATAAATTAAATTAATTTTAGGCATAAAAAAAGGGCTATTTCTAGCCCCTTCTTTATTAGGTAAGTTTTAACAGGTACTCATCTCGTCAATTGAAAGCCCTAGAGTATCAATTAAATATTTAACGCATTCAGTCCAATTTTTAAAAGGTTTGTCGGTTTCATAGTTCCAATTATCCAAAATGTCTGCATTCTGCCCTTCATCAAATACAATTTCTATATTATCATCCTCATTTAAGACACCATAACACCATACTACTTGCCCTTTATAATTTATTATATGTTTATCATTCATGTTTTTACTCCTATATATATATAAAACATACACCTATTAAAAAGGATATATTTGAAATGTCAACTAAAAACATCAAAAAAAGACACCTATAAAAAACCTAACTAACATAATAAATCTGACAAGTCAATAGCCAAAATGCAAAAAGTCCATAGAGCAACGAAAAAGATTTTCTAATACTAAAGATAGGCTAAGACTAAAACCGCCTTAAAATAGATATATGAATAATACTATATATAAGAGACTGAGAAAACTATATATAAAAGGTGTAAGGTATTGATAAGGTTTGATATATCCATTGAACCCTGCCAAATAAAATAATACTTGACACATTTAATAAGATACTATAGGGAACGTAAACCAGTCACTACATTACTTGTCATAATTTGTCAAGTTTCTCAAGTAAAATAAATATGAATAAAAAGCTTGCAAGTTTTGTCAAGTTGTGTTAGGGCTTCGCCACTTAAAAGACTTGACATATTTTCACAGCTATGCTATAGGGAAATAAAAAGCTTGACAAATCTTGTTAAGTGTGTTAAGTGTTGGGGGTGGGCAGGATGCACAGGGGGGGAGGTAGGGTATATATAGCAATCATATACATTTTTAGAACAAATGGATGTTTACTAGTTTTAAGCCGCCTTCAATGACTTGAAAGGGCTAGGTAAAGACTTGTCAGGGATAGGTATTCAACAGGGGGTCTTACAAAATATAGTATACAGTTGTAAATCAATTCTGTCAAGAACTTTTTAAACTTTTTAAAACTTGACAAGTACGTATACTAGACCTATAATAGATGGCATGAGTTATCTCCCACAAACAACAAACAATAAAGCTAAAGAACTAACGGAAAAGCAACAATCTTTTTTGGACAATTTGATCCAAACAGGAGGTGATCCGAAAAAAGCAGCCGAGCTTGCAGGATACTCAGGCAATTATCATCAAGTTATAAAATCATTAAGACAAGAAGTGATTGAATTAGCCTCGGACGTACTCGCTCGTTCTGCCCCTGCTGCAGCTTTTAAGTTAGTTGATATCATGAACAGTGATGTTCCTATACCACAGGTTAGCAATAAGCTAACTGCTGCCCAGACTATATTAGATAGAGTAGGTGTATCTAAGAGTGATAAGTTGGATGTAACTCATTCCAGTGGTGGTGGTATCTTTATACTACCTGAGAAAGCCCCAATTGAAATACAGGCTGAAGAAGCTGAGTATATAGATAATTATGAAGAAGAAGAGTAAGTCTAAAGTAAACGAAGCAGGTAACTATACAAAGCCTGCATTACGTAAAAGACTATTTAATAAAATTAAAGCAGGAACTAAAGGTGGTAAAGCAGGTCAATGGTCTGCTAGGAAAGCTCAGATATTAGCTAGAGAATATAAAGCAGCAGGTGGAGGTTACAAGTAATGGCACTTAAAAAAACACAAAAGTCTTTAAAAGATTGGGGAACTGCTAAGTATACTACTCCAAGCGGTAAACCATCTGGTAAAACAGGAGAAGTTTATTTACCTAAAGCACAAGTTAATAAACTTAAATCAACGGCAAAGGGTAAAAAGAAATTAGCAAAAGCTAATACAACAAAACGTAAAGCTACTGCACAAGGTAAACAATATGCTAAACATGGCTTACATAAAGGAAAGAAAAGATAATGGCTATTGAATATAGAGGAGAAAAGTTTGCAGGTTATAACAAACCTAAACGTACTCCTAATCATCCTACTAAATCTCACGTTGTACTTGCCAAAGAAGGTAATACAATTAAAATGATTCGCTTCGGAGAACAAGGAGCTAGTACTGCAGGGAAACCTAAAGCAGGTGAATCAGATAGAATGAAAGCAAAGCGTAAAAGCTTTAAGGCTAGACATGCTAAGAATATTGCTAAAGGAAAGATGTCAGCAGCTTATTGGGCTGATAAAGTTAAATGGTAATTAAAGATGCAACTTCTGAAGAGAGTAAAGACTGGCAAGAGAATGAATTAAGTTGGTGGGCAGGGTTACAATTAAACATTGTAGCAGTTATGTCCATCATTCAAGTTGTAATGTTAGGACTAATGATGTTACTAATGTATATGAACTCAAGGATATTTTAATGAGTAAACAAATAGGAAGTAATGAAAAACCTGTAATGTTTAGAAAAACAATAGCAGGTAAAGGCTCTAGAGCAAGACCCGGAGTATACAGTCAAGAGTATAGAGATAACTTTGATAAGATTTTTAATAAGAAAAAATCATAATGGCTTACTCACAAAAAGTACTTGACAGGTTTGATAGTGTTTTAAAAAACCCAGAAGCTCATGCGGTTGGAAGGTTTGATCCTGAAGACCCTAACGTAGCGACAGGAATGACAGGAGCACCGGCTTGTGGTGATGTAATGCGTTTACAGTTAAAGCTAGATGGAGACTTAATAGAAGACGTTAAGTTTAAAACATATGGATGTGGAAGTGCTATAGCATCATCTACTTTGTTTGTAGATATGCTCAAGGGTAAAACAATACAAGAAGCAAAGCTTATTAAAGATAAAGACATAGCAGAAGCTTTAGAACTCCCTGCAATTAAACTACATTGTTCTGTATTAGCAGAAGATAGTATTGCAAAAGCTATAGAAGATTGGGAAACAAAGACAGCCTATAGGCAACATAATCAATTATGAAAGACGGATACATTAAAAGAAAAACTTCAACAGTTCCTTTTGGTTACGAAGCAAGTGAAATAGATGGTTACTTCAAACCCGTACCAGATCAAATAGAAGCATTAGAAGTAGCAGAAGACTTAGTGGCTAGTGAGTCTATAAGTCTACGTGATGCTTGTGACTGGATAGAATTTAAAACTAAACGTAGTATTACAGCAGCAGGATTAAAAAAACACATAGATAAAAAATATGGAAAACGACAACAGCGACTTGAGAGATTGGGAGGAGAACCCACATCTTTACTTGACAGATTCTGACGGAGGCTTTATACTAAAGAAAGATGGTACACCTCGTAAGAAAGGAGGTAGACCTATTGGAGCAACATCAAACTATCAATATTCTAATGAACAAAAAGCGAAAAATGCAGCCAAACGATCCGTCACAAAAAAGCGGAAAGCAATTGAAAAGATCGAAAGACAACTTAAGTCAAAGAGAAAAGCTCTTAGACAAACGACTGACGTACTCGGTAAACTCGAAAATGAATCGTCAAAGCCGACAGAATCGGGGCAGATAGTAACTGAAGATAAACTCAGTTCTCTTCCAAAAGCAGTACAGACTGAAATAGATAAAGGTAATCATGTTATCTTTCATCCTAATGAAGGACCACAGACAGAGTTCTTAGCTGCAGATGAAAAGGATGTATTGTATGGTGGAGCTGCAGGTGGTGGTAAAAGTTATGCTATGCTTATTGATCCGTTAAGATACTGTCATAAGAAAGCACATAGAGCTTTAATACTTAGAAGGTCTATGCCAGAGTTACGAGAACTAATAGATAAGTCTCGTGAACTCTATCCTCAAGCATTTCCCGGATGTAAGTTTAAAGAAGTAGAAAAGGTATGGAACTTTCCTAGCGGAGCAAAGGTTGAGTTTGGATTCTTAGAAAGAGATGCAGATGTATATCGTTATCAAGGACAAGCATATAGTTGGATAGGCTTTGATGAGATTACTCACTTACCTACAGAATTTGGTTGGAACTACTTAGCCTCTAGACTTAGAACAACAGACCCAGAAATAAAAACTTATTTACGTTGTACTGCAAACCCCGGAGGTATCGGAGCTAATTGGGTAAAGAAAAGATATGTAGACTCAGGAATTCCTAATGAATCTAGAGTAGGTCACGATGGACTAACACGTAAATTTATTCCTGCTAGATTATCGGATAATCCATACTTAGCAAATGATGGAGTCTATGAGCAAATGCTTATGTCTCTTCCTCCTGTACAACGAAAACAATTACTAGAAGGTAACTGGGATGTAAATGAAGGAGCAGCTTTTGTAGAGTTTGATCCTGAAGTTCACATTGTAAGTCCTTTTCAAATTCCTCTTACATGGGAACGTATAAAAGGTATTGACTATGGGTACGCTTCAGAGAGTGCTTGTGTTTGGGGAGCAGTAGATAGATCAGATGGTACATTAATAATATATAGAGAATTATACAGAAAAGGCTTGACAGGTGAGGATTTAGGACGTATAATAACAGACATGGAAATGCAAGACCCTTTTTCCGTTTCAGGTGTA